CGAAGGTGATCTGCGTTCTTCCCGAACACGATCAGGTTCTTCGGATCGTTATTCTGAGAGTCGCCGTCAATGTGGTGGACAACTTCCTTTGGATCGAGATACCGCCCAAGAGTTTCCTCCATCACGAGACGATGTTCCGCTACTCGGTGGAGTTTTGTTGCGTGTGGATGGTCAGGATGGTAAATATACCAATACCCTCCGATTAAAATCCTCCCTCCTTTCCAGTTGGTATGCTTTTCGCCGTGGCGCGGGCCGGTACCTTGAGTCTTTAGGTGAAACCTTTTGCACCAATTTGTCACCGTTGACAAGTGGACCCCAAGGATTTCAGCTACCTTATGCAGTTGCAGACCTTGACCTTCGACCAGTTCCCTCAGTTTTTCTTCGTGTTCCCGATACTGTGCCTTCATATTCTCCTCCTCTCTGTATTGATGGTAATGAGATTATATCATCCAATTTTATTGGATGTCAAGAAGTTTATGACTTTACCGTTGATAAGTATCACAATTATTTCGCGGGCGGGTTGATCCACCATAACACGGCCTGTGTTATCAACATCCTGATTTCGTGGCTGCTGGGTTACGAGCCGTGGAACCCCGTGGACAAGGACGACCCTGAGGCGGTTGCGATTCCGGGCGGGGCCGAATATCTGCGGCGTTCCTCCTTGGGGATCAAGCCCCCGGTGAATTTGATTCTTACTGGGGAGGATTGGAAACTGCATATCGGGCGGGTGCTGGTGCCGGAACTGAAGAAGTGGGCTCCGGTTGGGTGGTACGAGACGAAGAAGAATGAGCAGGGGACGGAGTACTTTTGGGAGTGGAACAATAAATCGACCCTTACGATCATGTCCTATTCGCAGGACGACGACCTGTTCGAGTCCTTCCGGGCGCAGGGGGTGGTGATGGATGAACCTCCCCCCCAGGCCAAATATGCGGCCATGTCTCGTGGCCTTTTGCTTGATTGCGGGAAAACAATCCTTTCCCTTACACCATTGAAAGAGGCGTGGATACTCGACGAGATCGTTCTGAGCGGACGCCGGGACATCGGAATCGTGGACGGATTGAATATCACCGACAACCCTGACCTCTATAATAGCGATCTGGCCTGTCTGGGGACGATGGGATTGTCTTCCGACCAGAAAAAGACCTTCTTTGACCTGCTCCTGTACGAGAATGTGGAGAAGAAGCGTCCCGTGACGGATCGGGGGAAGGGTGCGGAACGGTTTCTGGAGAAAGTGGTTGACCCGGCCCTGTATGATGGCATTTCCAAACTCAAGATACTGAAATTCATCAAAGACATCGACCCTTCGGACGTTCCGCCGCGTGTTTTCGGGCAATTCAAGTCGCTTGTTGGCCGGGTTTTGAAGGAATATGACCGGGACATCCACGTTGTGAAGCCATTTAAGGTGCCGACGGACTGGCCGGTGGTGCCGATGATCGACTTTCACCTTTCGACGCCACAGGCAATCTCATATTGGACCGTGAACAGGCAGGATGTCCATTTCTGCATCGGGGAAACGTGGGAAAATATCTCCGGCGATGAGGTTGCCGACGACATCATACGGAAAAAGAACGGCCTCAGTTGGAATATCGAGGACGTTTACATTGATCCTCTGTCCAAGGGCGATGTCCAATACATGAAGAACCGGATGGGGAGCGATTTGAAGGATACCTATTCGATTATCGAGGAAAAGTTGTCGTTGCACGGGATCACGTTGCACGTCGCCTCAAAGGACAAGGATTCGGGGATCAAGAACCTTCAGACCATGCTCAAGGGTGTGAACGGGATGGCGACCCTGTACGTTTTCGACACCTGCGAACGGTTCCAGTTTGAGGTTCTGCGATGGGTGTTTGACGACGACGGAAAGCCCTCGAAGGATGGGTCGGACCACTTTATGGAAAATAGTTATAGATATACATTAGTTGGAAACTCCTATGAAGAGCATAAAATAAATCCACTTCCACAGAGGCCACAAAATTACTCAGCGGGGGCGTGGCTTGGGGCATGATTGAAAAACATAAAATATGCACTAAGTGTAAGATTAGTAAACCCTTCAGTGCGTTTTCGCGTGATAAACAGCGGGAATTGGGAATACGGAGTCAATGCAAACAATGCCAAAATCTTGGGAACAGAATACGGCGCAACGGAACAGAGGAATATAAAATTAAACATTATCCGTCTGATGGAGTCACTAAGGTATGCACCGAATGTTTGCAAGAACAGCCGGTGAGGTGTTTTAGTGTAAAGCGAAAAGCGAAGGATGGGCTTTCTCCGTCTTGTAAATCGTGCTGTTCTATTCATTCAAAATCTTGGCACTCGAAGAATAAAGGTCGTTGCTATCTATCGTCAAGAAAGGCTCAGCTAAAGAGAAATTTTAACATAACCGTTGAAGAATATGATGTTATTTATCGTGAGCATAGCGGGGAGTGCGCGATATGCGGTGCGGGGAGTGCGGATTATGCCGGAAGTAAGTTGTGTGTTGACCATGACCACGAAAACGGAAAAATCCGGGGTCTTCTTTGTAGACGGTGTAATGCCGGGTTAGGTTTTTTCAATGATGATCCAGAACTTGTGAAAGAGGCTGCGGCCTATATGATGGAGAGGCGATGAGCACAGACCAGACTATCCTTGACGAGGCAAAAGAAAATTATAAAATTGCGGTCGATGGCTGGCAGCATATTTATGATGAGGCAAAAGAGGATTTAGCGTTTGTGTATGATGTCGGTCAGGGCCAGTGGCCTGCGGAAGTCAGGAAGGCGCGGGGGACAAGGCCGATCATCACCGTGAACAAACTGCAAAAGTTCGTCCGGCAGATCCGGGGGGACATGATGCAGAACCGGCCACGGATCAAGGTTATCCCCGTGGACAACAAGGCCGATGTCCAAATGGCCGGTCTGTATAACGACCTCATTCGCCAGATCGAGTACCTTTCATCTGCCGAGATTGCCTATGATACGGCTTACGGTCATGCGGTAGCCTGTTCCGTTGGGTATTTCCGCCTCATTACGGACTATGCCGAGGATACCAGTTTCAAACAGGACATCTACATTAAACGCATCATCAATCCATTTGCCGTCCATTTCGATCCCCGTGCAGTCGAGTTCAATATGGAGGATGCTCAGTTCTGTTTCTTCGAGGACCGGATGACCAAGAAGGAATTTGAACGCAGATATAAGGGCGCGGAGGCCGCGAACTTTGACGGGTTGTCGGAAACCTTCGGGGATTGGCTGAACAACGATGATTTGCGTATTGCTGAATATTTCTGGAAGGAACCCGTGAAGACGGAGATCGTCCAGTTGCGAACCGGGGAAGTTCTGGAACTCAATAAGAAGGTCACTGTGGCAAGACTAAAGGCGGCGGGCGGGGAGATCGTCAAGAACCGAACTGTTGACAGCCACAAGGTCATGTGGTGCAAGATGACCGGCACGGAAATCCTCGAACAGTCTGAATGGTCGGGATACTATATTCCGATCATCCCTGTCTTTGGCGATGAGATCGTGGCGGATGGGAAGCGTTTTTACCTGTCGGCCACCCGTGGGGCCAAGGGTCCGCAGCAGATGTATAATTATTGGGCGACGGCAGCAACCGAGAATGTCGCCATGTCACCTAAAGCCCCTTTCATTCTTGAGGCCCGACAGATCAAAGGATTTGAACGGGAATGGGACGATGCGAATGTCAAGAATGCGATGTATATCCGCTATCACGCCATTGCCGGTCTGAACAAACCCCAAAGGGAGCAGCAGACCCAAGTTCCCGTTGCGATCATAGGGATGCTTCAGTCCACGGCTTATGACATTGAAGATCATCTTGGCCGGTACGAGGCATCCAAGGGGCAGGCATCCAATGAACGGTCTGGGGTGGCGATCAAGGAACGTGTGGCGCAGAGCGACAAGGGAACCTATACCTTTGTGGACAACATGACCCGCGCCGTCATTTACGCCGGACGCCAGATCATCGACCTCATTCCGAAGGTGTACGATACGAAGCGCGCCTTGCAGATCATGGGTGAGAACGGGGAGCATCAGGTCGTTAATGTGAACGTTCCGACGATAGGGCCGGATGGGAAACCGGCCTTGGAGAATGACCTTTCCGTGGGAACCTACGATATCGTGGCGACGGTCGGAGCCTCCTCCTCGAGCAAACGGCAGGAGATGGTGGCAATGATGACCGATTCGATGCAATACGCCCCGTCGATTGCGCCCATAATCGCCCCGCTGATTTTCAAGTATTCGGATTGGCCGGGAGCAGAAGAGGTCTATCAAGAACTTAAAAAGTCCATTGAACAGCAGCAGATGATGGCCGCTGCACAGGGCGGTGGAACGCCAGCACCCACAGGGGCGGTAAAATGACGGGGGATAAGTAATGAAAGAAAGAATCCTAAAATTATTCACCGATCTACAGGAGAACCATTGTTGCCTATCCGATGCTTGCGACAAGGTACATTTGTATTGCGGTTATGAATTGGACCACGGGATAGAATTGGAGAAGGTTATCGACCGTTATCGAAACAATCGAGGCGACTTTCGGAGAAATCCGGGGTCGCCTTTTTTATTACCCGCCACAAGGCGCAACCCGTCTTAGGACGCAAAGGAGAATCAAAATGGCAGACGAAACACCCACGGCAGAAGCCGCAGTAGTACCCGAAACACCCGAAACACCGGAAGCAATCGAGGAGAGACCCGTTGTCGCGGAGGAGCCTGCAAAAGAGGAAACACCGGACCCCGCAGACATCATCAGGGACATCCCGCCGCGAAAGAAGACCGCTGAAGAGCGCATTGCCGAACTGACCCGGAAGCGTCACGACGCCGAAAGGGATGCGGAGTTCTGGAAGAACAAGGCGGCGGAGAAGGAGAAACCCGCGCCGGTTGTCTCGCCCGTTACAGGAAGGCCAAAACTCCAGGACTTTGATACCACGGAATCGTATGAGGACGCCCTACTCGACTGGCACACGAAGCAGAGTTCCGAGCGGACGACTCAGGAACGCCAGAAGGAACGCGAATCGGATGCAGTCCGAAGTTTCAATACGAGAGCTGAAAAGCTCCGCGAGATTCACGAGGATTTTGATGAAGTGGTTCAGGCCCCGGTCTTCACAAAGGCCATGCGGTCGGTTCTGCTGACCAGCGAACAAGGCCCGGTCATGGCTTATTACCTTGGCCGACCTGAAAACATCAAACTTGCGGAGAGTATCGCAAGTCTGCCCCCGGAGATGCAGTCCTATGAGATCGGAAGGTTGGAAACGAAACTTCTCCTGGCGCAGAAAACAAAAAAGGTTCCCGGCGCACCGGCCCCAATCTCCCCCGTTGGAGGGAGCAGTAGCGTGCAGGGTGAACCGGACACATCAAAAATGACGGATGACGAATGGTACGCATACGAGAAGGGTAAAAAGCTCGTGCGCGTTAAAAAGAAAATAGGAGGATGAGTAAATGTCGAATACTATTAAGACCTTAAGCGATGGCGATCTTGTAAGGAAATACCTCGCCGGATACCTCAATAAGTTGAAGTTCCTGAAGACCATCAACCACGAATACGACAACCGCTTTGAAAAATCAGGGGCGAAAAACGGCGGGACGCTCGTAATCAAAAACCGGAATGAATTTGAGGTTCGTACCGGGTCGATCATGGACACGAAGGATGTGACGGAAACGACACAGACCCTTACCGTCGCTACCGTCAAGGGTATTGATACCAGTTTCAGCGGGTATGAACTGGAGATGTCGGTTGACGATTTCGACGAGATGGTCATTAACCCCCAGATGGATAAACTGGCCGCGATTACGGAATACACGGTACTGGCGGGAGTCGTCAACGACGTTTACACCATGACGGGCGCATCGGGGATGGCTACCGAGCCGAACACCCTCGCCGCCGCCCTGAATGCCAACGCAAAGCTCAGCCAGAACCTTGCGCCGGAGTCAGACCGCTATATGCTCATGGACTCCATCGGTATGGCCGCAACGGTCGCCGCAATGGGTGTCTATTTCCATCCCGCCAGTGAACTGGAAAGCGCCATTTCTTCGGGTTACATCGGACAGGCCGCCGGAATGAAGTGGATGGAGTCGAATATGCTTCCCCGGCATACCAATGGGACCAGAACCGACACGACCCCGGTAACGACTATCGGCGGAACGGTAACGGTTCCCACGGGCGGCATTGTCAACGGTGATGCGACCATTACCATGACGGCGTTCGCAAGCAACACGACCTACAAGGCTGGCGACGTATTCACCATTGCCGACGTTTACGCGGTCAACTACGAAACCAAACAGGCGTATTCGTTTCTTCAGCAGTTTGTGGTCACTGCGGACATCACGGCATCAACAAACGACATGGCCTGTGAAGTCAGTCCGACCCCGCAGGCAACCGGCGCCAAGCAAAACATCTCCATCGCCTCGACCGGCGCAAAGGCGATTCTCAACCTGACGGGCGGCGGTTCCGGAGCGGCAAGTGCGATTCTCACCCAGAACCTTGCATATCAGAAGGACGCCTTCACGTTCGTGAGCGCCGATATGCACATTGAACCGGGTCAACGCATGGCAAGGGCCGTGATTGACGGGATCAGCATGAGGATTTGGAGAGGGTCCGACATCATAAACGACAAGTTCCCGTGCAGGATTGACGTTCTGTTCGGGTGGAAAACGATTCACGCGCCGTGGGCTGTGAGAGTGCGCGGGTAAACAATTAACTGGCGGGGGTGAATGACGCCCCCGCTATTTTCAAGGAGGATACGATATGGCAGCAGAACAGTTAACAACCGGAAATGATGATGGCGCCCTCTTCGGTCGATCAGATGAGAAGATCGGTTTTTATGGGCTTGCTACGCCCATCGTGAAGCCGACGCTTACGTTGGGTGCGGGGACCACGACAACCCTGCTCGCGGCAGACACGGCAGCGATCAAGGCCGCTCTGGTGGCATTGGGTCTGGTCGGAGCGTAATTTAACCGGGGTGGGGTTTCAGGTTTCGCTGGCCCCACCCCTTCACCAAAGGATAGAAATGGACCTTTTCCTCGCAATCACTCTGTACGACGGGAAGATATTCGGGAAATGCTCCGAGTCTATCCTAAAGAACTGCATCTATTTGATGAAGGCGGGGCATACCGTTACGCCGTTTTATTGCAGTGACCTATACATCGATCACGCTCGGAACATCTGTGTCAATCTTTTCCTCGATTCCCCTTGCAGTGACCTTATTTTCATAGATTCAGACCTTGAGTTCGATGATGACGCCATTCTTAAATTGATTAAACACGACAAGGGAATTGTTGCGGGCTCTTACCGATACAAAAAGGACGAAGAACAGTATTCCACTATTTTGGACTTCAGCAGAAACGGGAACTGCAAAGAAGAGAAGACGGGACTTGTCTATGCCACGGTTGCACCCACGGGTTTGATGCGAATTAACCGAAACGTCTTTGAGGACATGGGAAAGCACTATGGATTAAAACCGGATTCACAGGGGATCATTCCTTTTTTTGGAACTGGCGTGCTTTGCAAGGATAACCATTGGTATGGTGAGGACGCTTTCTTTTGCAAGCGGTGGCGTGAAATGGGTGGCGAGATATTCGTAGAACCGAGGATCACCATTACCCATTATGGATCACAAGAATACAAGGGGAATTATCACGAATACCTGATGGCCAGGAGTGTCGAAAGGGTAGATTTCGACGGAGTGGAAACCGGCATTCCAGGGTGGATGACGGAGCCGGAGATGGCCGTCCTTCGATATCTTGCATCGAAGTCTGAGTCCGTGGTGGAGGTTGGAAGTTGGAAAGGGCGCAGCACAAAACAGCTTTTGGAGTCCTGCAAAGGCACGGTTTATGGTGTTGATACATGGCAGGGATCGAAGGATAGCATTCTCACAATACCGGCGCAACTCGAAAGCGTGTATGCGGAGTTTATCCAAAACGTCGGCCATTACAAGAACCTTCAAATCCTGAAGGGTCTTTCCGTTGACATGGCCCAGAACTTCAACGGGAACCGGGTTGACATGGTTTTCATCGATGCGGGGCATTCCTACGAAGATTGTAAGGCCGATATCGAGGCATGGCTCCCGAAGTGCAAAAAGATCATTGCCGGTCACGATTACTGCGACCAGTTCCCTGGCGTCATGCAGGCGGTTAATGAAAGATTCCCAAAGGTGAACGTGGTCGATTCTATCTGGTGGACGGAATTATAGGTGACGTATGGCAACCGCAACCGACATTATAAACGCCGCATATAAGAAGATCGGGTTTTCGGACGTAAGTGATCCCGACCGGGTTGAAGCGTTGGTAAATCTGAATAACCTTGTTTCCTCATGGGGCGCGGAGTTCCTTAACTACTATACCGTCCGGGAGAGTCTTGTCCTGACCATCGGAACCGCTACCTACACGATAGGCCGGGGCGGGAACCTCAGCACCATCCGCCCGGTCAGTCTCAAGGATGCGATTCTGAGAAATAGCGAAGGGTCCGATATCCCCCTGAACGTGGTCGCGGCAAGAGACTACAATGAGGTCACGTCAAAGGCATGGGATGGCAAACCGTCTGCCGTCTATTTCCTTCCCGAATATCCATTGGCAAAGGTGATCTTCGATTGTGAGCCATTCGAGGCGTACACCGCCTATTTCGACTTCGAGAAGAACTTCACGGAATTTGCCAGCATTGGGGCTGCAATGAGTCTCCCGCCCGAATACAAGGAAGCCTTGGTCTATAACCTCGCTATCAGCCTTGCCGAAGATAAGGGCATTATCGTGCCTGTCACGGGAACGGTGAGAGATACCGCGCAGAGACTGAAAACCAATCTGGACAGACTGAATGCCGTAAACAAGCCGGTCCCGGAAGCAAAGTTTGATTTCCAAAGTGGTGTAGCGTTCGATATCAGCACAGGAGAATGACATGATAACCCCAGAAGAAAAGAAGGAAATCATTGATCTTGCGGTAGAAAAAGCCCTTCTCATGTTGCCGGAAGTGGTCGGGAATCTGATGACGCAACACGCCACGTTGGTCAAGATGAACTCCCAATTCTACAAAGATCATCCTGAATTTGCAGGCCATAAGAGCGTTGTCGCCTCGGTTATGGAAAAGGTCGATGGACAGGACACGCTGGCAAAATACGAAGACAAATTAAAGACGGCGATCCCGGAGATCAAAAGCCGGATTGCCCTCCTTGGCACTCTGGATATGAAAACCGTATCCAGTAATCCTGACCGGAACTTTAACGGGGTGATCTGATGAACATAGACCAGTACGGAAACTTCTCCCTGACGATTGACTCCAAAAAATTGGTTAGGGGATTACGGCCATCTAAACGGACTCCCCGTAATGAGGGATTCTTGGTGGAGGCCAGCGGAGCGGTCGGGCGCGACGGCGCATTGCAGGTGTTGGATGCTCTGACCCGAATGGATACATCGACCATAACCGACACTTTCCCGTATCCTCAATTATTCGTCTTTACGAACCTGATTATCGTATGCAGCCAGAAGGTGATTTACGAGTGGGTTGCCGGGGCATTGGTTACAAAATACACGGCGGCACTGGCCGGAGGAACATGGTCGGCGGTCGATTTCTATGATTATGTCTATCTGAGTAACGGTGATATTGCGGTAGTCAGGGACGCCGAGAGTAAGGTTTACGCCCTTACCGCCGCGCTTCCCTCCGCGACGGCCATTTGCAATTTTAACGGCCAGGTTCTTATCGGTGCGCCGGGATTAACAGCGGGGGAGCGGTTAATGATGGCAGCCCATTTATCTCTTACGGTTACGCAACTTGGAACGATGACAACGACATGACAGATGCTTGGATAACAGAGAATAAGGGAGCAGTTCCGTGGGCGAGGGGAAGCGGATCTTTTGCAGGGGGAACTGTGCCGTTTCAACTCGTCAAGCAATCGAATGTCTCCGGGTACAACAATAATCCCAGGTGGGTGCCTACGCCCGCTGCGCCAGATAAACACGCCCCTTGCGGGCATTGGCATGAGGACGGCGGTCAAGTATTCATCCATAATCCATCGGGACATTTCTATCGCTGTGCCTCTGCAAGCAATGGAGAGTTTTGGGGACTTGCAGAGAATAATGGACAACTCGGTATAACTTTTCAGCCAATAGTTTCCCGTGACTCAGGTATCTCATGGGAGAGATTAACGGTCTTTGGAAGGTGGAATGCCATTACTATTAACAGCTCCGGTATGTTCATCTTGGCAAGCGATGCCACTACCGCAGTAGATAAAACATGGCTATCCAGAGATGGTGGATACACTTGGACAATGCTCAGTATTCCCTCGCATACATTTGCCGATATATCAGATAACGGTCAGTACATGACAACGTCCTCGGCTGCCGGAGTCTATTCATCCCGTGACTACGGCGCAACATGGACATTCACAGCGTTATCATCCGATGCGTCTAAAATTGTAATGATCGGTGACGGAAGGATTCAGAAGGTTGGTGGTTATTATATTTACACTTCTTTTGACTACGGCGTGACTTGGGTTGCGTTAGCCGCATGGAATCCTTCATGGTCGTATGCTCAGTCGCTTACGGGGAAATATGTTTATTTCGGAACTACTCGTGCTGCGGGGAACTTTTACCGTTCTGACTTCTACGGCCGTGAGAAGTTAATCCTTCCGGGTGATTTCCCTGCTGATGGAATCGTAGCCGGTTATCCTGTTATTGCAACGGCTATGGGGAGTGAAGCAGGTAGGGCAACCGCACTTTATCAGGTATCGAATAATTCATGGGTAGTTACAGGAACTACCGGGTTATGGATGGGGGTTGATAAAGTAAATAGCTACTCGGAAGGAGAAGGTACAGTAAAACCAGCGAACAGTGTGGTTATAAATACGCTATCATCCGAGTTTGATTCATACAGAATTTGCTATGAAGTGTGTTGTTCATCTATCGGAGACATGGCGGCAGCGATAATCGCACAGGATGGATCTGCTTCAAATAAGAAAATCTTAATAACCAACGATTACGGAGTAACCTGGGTAGAATCCTTATCTCTTCGTAAGGATATCTCATTTCTTTCTATGTCTCTCAGCGGGAAGTATCTATCGGTTATAGCCCCCGGATCGCTCGACCAGGTCTATGTGTCGGACAACTATGGAGCGTCGTGGCATAAGGCTAATTCTCCTATAAAACAATGGACGGGAAAGGGTATGTCACCCAATGGTAAGTATGGCCTTATTATGCAACTCACAAATACAACAGTTCCCCAAATCTTTTATACAACGATTGATTATGGAGAGACATGGGTAGGCGGACAGTGGAAAGATATTGTTTTTGAGACGGATAACCCGGTTTGGACTTTACCAAGTTAAGGAGGCATGGAAATGGCAAGCACGGCGAGTAACAAATTGAAGTTCCTGCTGGCATCAAAGATAATCGACTTTGCGAATGACTCGTTTATCGGAATATTGATGCAATCAGGGTTCACCTTTAACAAGGACACCCACCACGGCTATGCGGATATTTCCGCAAGCGAACTGGCAACCGGGAACGGCTACACGGTCAAGACCAAAGCCCTTGCCGGGGTAGCGGTGACGGAGGACGATACGAATGACCGTTGCAGCATCACCTGGTCTAACCTGACTTGGACGGCTTCAGGCGGGGCGATTGGCCCTTCCCCCGGAATGTGTATCATTGATGACACGGTAACGGCGGGTGGCGTCACGGTGGCAGATCCGGTCATAGGCTACATCGACTTCGGCGGGAACCAGACCCAGGCAGATGGGGGAACGGCGACGATCAGCAATATCGAAATTCGCATTGCATAAGGAGGTTAATCGTGAAAGTTTCTCTGGGAGTTAGAACATCGTCAGGAACAAACGCAACGGCGGCATGGGAGATTCGGGCCGCAGCAACGCCGGGACGGGCAAGGATCATGGAACTCGGCATCTTCCTCGCGGCGGCAACCGCATCGACTTATGCCCTTGGAAGACCGGCAGCCATTGGGGATACACCCACGACCCCGGTTGACTTCTTGCAGCAAGACCTTGCTGAAGTCCTTGCGGCGGGTGTGCTTCAATCGGCAATCGCATGGGGGACCGGCCCCACGGCACCAACGGCCTTCCATAGAAGGATTTCGCTTCCGGCGACTGTCGGAACGGGTATCATCTGGACATGGCCTACGGGTTTAGTGATTCCGGTAGGCGCCAGTATCGTTCTCTGGAATCTTGGAACCAACGGCGTTGTGGATGCGTATGCGGTGCTTGATATTTAGAGGGTTAAGGAATGTCCAGAAACCCGCGAACCATATTTGAAGTCCCGTTTGTAGCCTCTCCGGGTTACGGGCCTCCGCCGCAGCAACTTGTGAATCCTCTCACGGAGATTTGGATCGTAGCCGATCCTATTTCCTTGGCGACCATAATTCCGCCGAGTGTGTGGACAAGTTATCCCACGACTCCCCCGAATCATGCCTTGGACTCGGTGTTTGATTGCAGGAGACTTGGAAATGACGGTCTGCCTGTCGGCATTCCGATTCTCACCGTGTCGATGCTGGGAACGTGGATCAATGTCTCTGTTGTCGCTTCTCCCATTCTTGTTACCACGTCGATTCTTGGCACTGAGGTTCCGGGAGTTCGATTCAGCTCCACGGGTTCCCTGATTAGCTTGGCGGTGACATGGGGCGGCGGCGGGACTTACTCCGTGCCAACGATAGTCGTTACCCCGCCCAAAGCAAACTGGATTCAGTGGTCAAACATTGGTCATTTGGATTTCACGGTTGGCCGGGATAATGTCGCCGGGGAGCGTCCCCTTGATTGGAAGGGGTGGGTTTATGCCGTAAAGAAGTTGGGTAATAAGCCTGTCGTTTATGGTCAAGGTGGCGTGACGTTGCTTACTCCGGCCGGTAACGCCTACGGGATGCAGACCATTAGCCGGATCGGGTTGAAAGGGAAACAGGCCGTCTGTGGAAGTGATTCAGAGCATTATTTTGTGGACGCCGAAGGACATCTGTTCAGCTTGGCCGAACATTTGGAACTCCTCGATTACTGCGAATACCTCGATACGCTGACGCCATCAATCGTCATGTCTTATGACGAGGCAAACAAACTGATTTACATCTGCGATGGTGCCGCTGGTTTCGTTTATTCAATCGCAGACAAGAGCCTCGGAGAAGGCCCGGTAAACGTGACGGGGATCGGATCGCAAGGGGGTGCGCTCTACGTCTCCGCTCCCGCGGCGGTGTCAATACCTGTATTCGACATCTGCACGGACATTTACGATTTTGGAACGCGGGAAGGGAAGGTTATCAACGAACTGGACTTTGGGTTAAATACGTCCCAGGTCATGTCCGTGTCGATTGATTACCGTTCGGATAAAGCCGCGAGTTTCAGCCAGACAGGATGGGAGACGGTAGACGCAAATGGCAAGGTTTTCATTCCCTGTTATGGCCATGAGTTCAGGTTTAGAATCAAGGCCGCCGCCAACGAGTATTTCAATCTGGATTACATAAATATAAAAGGCGGGATCAACTTTGTTGGCGAGAGACCGATTGATTTTGCGAGAATATACCGGATCAAAATCCTCAACGGCGGGATAGTTGTGTACGGGAACAACGGCGTCGCTGTTATGGCCGGGCGGGGATCAATTAAAGAGCTTCACAGACTTTCCCCAAAGAGCAGGGAGTCAATAGCCGGATCCGAATCCATTCACTTCTTCATTGATACGGAGAATCAGCTTTGGAGTCTGAGCGATAGTCTGTCACTGTTGGATTATTCGGAATACCTTTCGGAAATGGACGCTCAAACTCTTTCCTTCGATGCTGAAACGAACCTTCTCTACATCTGCGACGGGAAGATTGGATATGTCTATTCCCCGCGTGACGGAAGTCTGGGCGAAGGTCCGGTCAATATCACAGGCGTCGGGTCACAATACGGGGTGCATTACGTCGCGGCTCCCGAAACAATATCCGTGCCAACCTTTGAAATATGCACCGATATATATGACTTCGGGACAAGGAAAGCAAAGACGATCCGATCTGTTGAATTGGGTACGGACCTGACGGAAACCCTGACCGTCGCTATCGACTACCGGCGCGACAAGGCAAGTGCCTTCTTAACGACCCCGTGGCGCACTGTCAATGCAAAGGGGATCGCCTACATCACCTGTTTTGGGAATGAGTTTAGAATCAGGGCCAAGTCAAGCGCCTACGAATATCTGGAATTGGATTACATCACACTTTCAGGAGCAATCCATGATTATTAAATTATTATCGGTGCAGATACCGAAGTTTTGGGAGCCGATCAAGACTGCGGTTGCGAAGGCAGACGAGGTGCAGGAAAAAGATTTGCAATCCTACATGAACGAGTTGCTTCACGCCCTGCTAAACGACAAGGCGCAGTGCTTCATTGTCCTCGATGAAAACCGGGTACTCAAGGGAATGCTTCTTACGCGGATCATTTTCGACAAGGTTCTGAATGAGAAATACATATCACTTAACAGTATTTATGCGTGGGATAAATTATCCGACGCTGATTACAAGGAAGGGTATGCCTTAATAATGAAATTCGCGGAAACGGAGAAGTGCAAATACATTCAAGGACGGTCACGGCATGACCATGTAAGGAAGATTGCCAAGTCTCTTGGATTCACGGAACGATACACGGTGTTTGATTTGCAGTTAAAGTAAGGAGGTTGTCATGTCCAGTGGCGGCGGAAGCGATAGCACTGAAACAAAGATCACATACGCGGACTATGTTCAGGAACATCATGACGACTTTCTGAATCAGGTTGCGTTAGCCAGAGTCAATACTATTGATGATTCTCCCTTTGCCAATTATACGGAAATTGTAGTTGATGACGCCTTTTTCGGGGCCGGATACCTGATATCCAGTTTCCCGTCTCTCTACGATATGTACGGTAAATTCATGGCAGGGCTTGATATCGAAGTCCTCTGGACTCAACTCTTTGAGGATACGGTAAACTCAAGCGTGGTGGATGATCTTATCGCCGCCGAATCCGATCTTATGGATGATGATATTGACGCAAACAGTATGCCACGACTTCAAACCGGGATGCGAGACATTAACGCAATTATGGCTTCATCCTACGTTGTCGGAAGGGCTATCATCGAAGATGCCCGTGTCAAGGCCCGTGCGAAGTTTGCCGCCGAACTCCGGTATCGGCTAATCCCGGTCGCACAAGACAGATGGCAGGCACACCTCCAATGGAATCAAAACGTGGTCGGGGTATATGCCGAACTGATGAAGTTCTATTACTCGGCAAAGACCGACGTGGATGACATCAATTACTCAATGGCGGCAAAAGACAAACTATGGCCGTTCACCGTGCTTGACTTTGAACGTGCGGCTTTGGGCGCATTGCAGGGGGCCATGAACACCAAGACGGATGTTGCCGGGGCCTCTACTGCGAAACGGACGATCAGCGGGGCCTTGAGTGGCGCGGCGATGGGTGCAATGGCGTGGAAGTCTAATCCCGGATACGGCGCAGCTATCGGGGCCGTGGTCGGCGGGATTGCGGGAGCGTTGAATTGAGCGAAGAAACCACAACAGCGATGCGCTATGCCCCTTATGTAGAGGAGCATCATAACATCTTTCTGGACGTGATGACCGCCCGGAGAGAGGTTGCCATTGCTGTGTCGCCGTTTGCCGACTATTCCTTTGACGTTATAGATGAGGACTTTTTTGGCGTTGGCTATCTCGTCAGCAGTTTTGCATCCCTGTACGATATGTTTGGGAAGTTCATGGCTGGCATAGACATCGACACACTTTGGAACGCGGCTGTCACTGCGGTTTTAACCCCTTCTGAGGTGCAGGATCATATCAACGAGCAGAAGGCATTCCTTGACGCACAGATTGATATGAAGGTCTTGCCGGACTTCCAACACGAGATGCGGGATATAAACGCTGTTGCCAGCAGTTCCTTTGTTGTCGGCGCGGCGATGATCGAAGACAAGAGGGTAAAAGACCTTGCCGTAATTTGCACGGAGGCAATCGCGCAGTTGATCCCCACGGCCTCGAAGCAGTGGAAGAATACCCTTGATTGGAATAAAGGCCTTATCACGACCTACGCGAAGCTGATGCGAGATTACTTCTCATCCCGAATGACCACGGATGAGGCTCACTACAAGATGGGCGTTGACGGTGAGATGTGGCCTTTCACCGTTCTGGACTATGAACGAAAAGGATTGAAGGCCCTTACACCAGTTACAAAACAGGCGAAGCAGTTGGCGGCTGGCTTTGCGGGATCTCCTGCGATGAAAGCCGTCATTATCATGTCATGGACTATCCAGGGGGCCTATATCGGCTCAGAAATTACGCCCGGTTGGGGTACGGTAATCGGCGGCGTCATTGGATTTGTAATTGGGTTGGCAGATGCGTTTTTGCTGCAAAGTTAAGGAGGAAGCAGATGGGTTACTTATTCGATACCAATAAAAGACTTGGCAGGCGCGGTCTTTTCCAGAATGCAACGGAGGAGGATGTCCTAAATCAACCTCCCGCTTCGCCGTCTTTTCTACCCACGCAAGCGCAGACCGCCGATCCGTTTGGTTCTCAAGATACCATAAAGATGCTTCAGGGTATGCAATCTATCCCACCGGAACCGGACATTCTCCCCGCTCAAGATAGGCAGGAGCCGTTTGGATCCCCCTTCAATTCAACAAACCCCGTCTTAGGCCAGATGCCCACGGAGGTTCAGCCCAAAGCCGGTCTTTACGACGAATGGAAAACGCCTGTCAGGGGAACCGGGTTGCCTCTTGACCGATTCGTGCAGCTCACGGGCATGGCCGCACACGCCCTTGACCCAAAAGGATTCGGGGGAATACTCGGCAAGAGCGTAGCGGGTATGGGCGCACAGGCGGAACAGGGAAGATTAGGGTATGAGGAGCGGCAAGCGGAAACGGCTCGGAGAGATGCGCAGTATCAGGAACAAAAGACCCTGCTGCTCCAACAACACAAGGAATCAAGGGCGGCACAGGCCGCAGGGGTAGGGGAGAAATTGGTAGGAAATAAAAACGCCTCCCTCTCTCAGAAACAGGCCGGGATGGAAATGATATCGGGATACATCAAAATGATAGCCCCGGATATTACTATCCCTTCTTTCAATGCAGAAGAAGACGGCGCATTTGCGAAGGAAGTAAGTTCAATCGCAAAAGATAAGAACCTTAATAATGCACAAAAGAAAGAGTCCATTCTGGATA